CCCACCAGTTGCGGCTTGCGTTCCCTCAATAACTGCTTGAGTAGCACCAGCACCAATGATCGCACCTGGGATAGTTGCCGCTCGGCCTGCTGGGGTGAATGCCGCAAGACCACCGAGCGCTCTAGGAATGTCGCCCATACTAAAGCCTGGAGGGATAGCGTATTCCTTTTGGTCGACCGATGAGCGAAGCAGATAATTGCCCTTGGCATCCTGGCGAACCTGAACGCCGGGGAAATTGGCTTGCAGGATCTGCACCGTTTCTTTGGGGTTCGTGAGTAATGAGCCGAGCGCTGTTTTAAACGATGCCACGCTCATCTGGTTTAGCTCTGGCATGCCTGTCCACTCTGGCAGTGCTTGAGTCTCAGGCGTGGCTCGTGCGCGTCCTGTGACCGACTCGGCTATACCTTCAAAAAATCCCATCTTGGGCTGCGATGCCGCCCACTGCTCTGGCGACATGGGCGCAGCAGCCGGCGCTGCAGCCGATGCCGTGGCCATAGGTGCAGGGGCCGCTGCCTGCTGCGATGCCAGCCATTCTTCGGGACTCATCTTATCCCCTCAGATTGCTTGTAGGCGTTCCACTGAGCATCACTAAAGTTTGGAGGACGGGTGAAAGTCTTGCCGCCGACCGTCACACTGGCTGGAGCAGGCGCTTCTGTCTCCGGTCCGAACACGTTTTCAGGGTTGAGCTTGTAGTTCTTCACCACAACGCCGAGAGCCTTTTTATCTTCTCCGGCTTTTTTGTTTGCCGAGTCTAGGTATTGTTTTGCCAAACTTACAAATTCCTGTCGCTGGCCGGGCTGCAAGAACTGACCGCTCTCTGCTTTTTTCAGGCTGTTTTCAAGTCTTGTGTATAGGCCAGCAGTGTCTCGGGCTGTTGCAAATTCAGTCTCCCGCACCACTGAGCCCGGATCGAGCATCTTCATGAATCCGGTAATCAGAGCAATGTCGCCAGGACCTGTTTGAGCTTTGGCAGATGATTCGATATTGGAAAATGTAGTTCCCAGTTCTCCATATACCTTGGTGCGTGCTTGGTATTCCTTGCGCAGTTTTTCCTCTTTCTCAAAGGTTTTGGCTGGATCAACGCCGCCAGTGGCTTGAAACGCGGCCAGTTCAATTACCGCTTTTTTGGTCTCAATACCAAGTTTGCTAGTCATTGCCAACGCCTGATTTGTTTGGGCTGTTGTCAGGCCAAGGGTTGCTGCTTTATTTTTAAGGTCTTGAACGATTGTTCGCTCTGCATAATCGGCATCGACCTTCGCTTTTGCTGCCTGAGCCTTTGCTAGATCAGCGTCGGCTTTCGCTTTATCTGGTGCATTGGTGGCGGTGGCCTGCGCTGTGATGGCATCCGACACGGCTCTATCGGCTTTTGCAATGGCCTCGGTCAATGCGCTTGGCGCCAATGCCTCGGCCCTGCCTGTAGATAATGTCTTGTCGATGTTTTCGAGCAATTCCTTGCCGCCGGGCAAAGTGGCCAGCATCAGTCCGATGGTGGCCTGCGATCCAGTCGGATTTATGTCGATCAGCTGCAAATAGGTTTCTGTAGCCTTTGCATCTTGCTCGCGGCCTGAATTACGCAATGCGTCTGCCTGATCTCTGAGCAAACCCTTTGCAATATCAGGCTGGCCAGACTTAATAGCCGTATAGACTTGGCCTGATTGTTGCAGTTTATTTTGCTGCTGCGAGGTTGTCATAATTTCAAAAGACTTACGCACGCTCTCTGCCTGATCTTTTGGCAGAAATGAAGAAACGCGAGCAAAGTCGGCGGCAGTTGCATTGGGGTTTTCAAACAGTGTTTTTAATTCTGTCTGCGCCTTCAATGCCTGTTCGCGTGCCTGTGCTTGCACTTGTGCTTCTGCACCGGCAGCGCCAAGTTTGAAACCACCGAGCGCGGCCTCAAACGGGTTTTGCACGTCGATTGAGTAATTAATCGGTGCTTGGAAAGGATTTATCTGTGCCATTTTTTATCCAAAAAGTGAACCAAAGCCCAACCCAAGTTTTCCACCTGCACCATACTGCGCCCCGAGCAATTGGCCTGGCAGATTGAAAAGCTGGCCATAGGCTTTGGCCTGGCCAAGTTCTCCGCCAGCTCGGGCTGCACCTTCTTGGGCTAACAGGTTTCCGACATTTGTTCCGGTTGTGACGCCTTGCGCTCCTACACCAGCGGCAGAAGATTGCCCAATTTTCAACAGATTTGTTTGTGTTTCGCGACCAATATCCGCTAATCCACCCAACCTGCCATATTGCTGCTCAATCAGGCTGGACAGAAGTTGCGGACGGAACTGGGCCAGCGCCCCTTGAATGTTGCCACCACGCAGGCCACCCGTAGCAGATGCCCTTTGCAATAATGCTTCTTCGCCTTGTTGGGCAAGTTCTTGGAATCTCGCCCCACCGCTGATTCGTTCAATGGCAGCGCGTTCCGCTTCAGGACCGCGCAGGCCGATCAATGCTTGCTGTTGCTCAAAAGCTGGTGCGCCTGCCTCTGCGTATGGTTTTAAACCTGTAAGGGCTGGCCCACCAACATCAACATAAGGTTTCAGCAAAGCCTGTAATTTATCAAACGCAATGCGCTGCTCGCTAATTCCTCGTTCAGCAGCACCCGCTTGAATGTCTGCGGCTTCTCCGGCAGCGCTGGCCTGCATTGAACTTCCGAGAAGCATAGACCCGCCAACAATAAGCCCTGTGATTGGATCAGGCATCGCCAAACTCCTTCATGTAATCTTCAAATTTTTCGCCATACAAAGCCATCACATGATGACCATGCACCGTAGCAAAACCAGCGCCATGCACTAGAGAGATCGCCATTAAGACCAGATCGTAATATCCAGCACGCCAGACAAATGATTTTGCATCTGCCTGTTTATTTAGCTCTGCTGCGTCTGAGGCTTGCCACTTCAGAATCATTGTGGCTAGCAAAGGGGTTAAATGGTGGCTGTTGGCGATAAAAAATGCGTTCTGGTGCATACCCACCAGAGTATTCCAAATGGTCGCATTGAGGTCTTTTCGCTCTACGGGATCGCTGTCCGCAACGTCATCAAAGACTTGGATTGCGTCGTACACCATCATCAGCCATTCAACGGCTGGTTTGGGTAGCATAAAAACCTTCGTCAGGTTCTCTCGCAGTCCATCAGTCATGCACAACTCCTGAAAAGAGAGGGCCGCTGGCTGCCAGATAGACTCAGCGGATTGATTTTCGCACATTTCGGCATTTGGTCAATCTTCCATTTCGCGGTCTTCCCACGCCTGACAAACCCGCATGTCGTTGCAGATAAAGTTGAGCTTCTCACAATGCCCCCTGAACCCAGCGCCCTTGTCATAAGCTCCCATCGGGATTCGTTCAATCCGGACTTGAGTCATAAAGCTGTTGTCGTAGTATTCGCAGTTTGAGCAGTGCTTGCGCCGAGCGTCTTTTTCATCGCATTGCATAGCCTCGGCCAGCCCTACATAAAACTCCTTGTTTGCACCTGGCTCATTCGTCGGCATCTCAGGACCGTAGTTCCAGTCCTGGACCGCGATGGCATAATTCTTTTTGTTCTGCGCCGTGGTCAGAAATTCCTCATCCATTGGCAGGCCATTAAAGCCCCTCGGAATCATCATAAATTCTTTCATGTTCTACCCCTATGTAATTTCGCGCCCGTTGGCTCGGATGGTTAATGATGTCGCTGCACTTGCAATAGTTGAGATAAATCCGCTCGGATCGAGCGCTTGCCCCACCAGCTCGGGGAAGGTGTATGTCTCATCAGCTGCAAGGCTTCGCGCATCCACAATCAGGTTTGATGTGGCTGCAGCGCCTGCCGCGGTTACCAAGTTGACGCTGATGGTCACGTTGCCTGCCGTGGTATTGGTGGCGGTGAACTTGTCGATGATCGCCTTGCAGTTGACCGCGGTGTATTGCGTTGTCTGGGTGTTCTCGGCCTGCTTTGCAGGAATCAGCACCTTAATGGTTACGGTCATGTCATGTTCCTTATGTGGCTTCGCCGCCGCTTGCGATAATGGTCAAACCTACTGATGCGGCCTGAATTTGGATGAAATCGCCAGCGTTCAGCACCTCGATTCCGTTGTACTGCAAAGCGTTGTTAGCTGGAACAGGCACATCGTAGAGAAAAGCATTCCCAGTGCCTGCAGAACCTAAAGATGGCACAAAGAAAACGCGCACATTGATGGCCGCGGCCGTGGTGTTGGCAATGCTGAACTCTTTAAGCAGCGTTCGGGTGCTGGCCGGTACGGTGTACAGCGTAGTCACGCCGGTGGTGATCGCGGCTTGTCCAAGTTTAACGGGGGTGATTACATCGAAAGCCATGTGAGCACCTGATTTGAACGCACCCTCGGCGTTTGGTTTGAATACGGCAAAATGCCGTTTACATCGTGCGCCAGTTCCACATTGTTACGCACAGGCGCTAATGCTAACAGTTCAAGCGATTGCGCCAGTGATGAAATCTGCGCCAGTGCTTCATTTGCAGTAGCCGCCGCAGTATCGGCCTGAAACTCAAAATCAGTTCCGACAATGACCTGCAAGGTGTCGACCGTTGAGAACAATAACTCGAACTGCCGGATCTGCTGCTGGTCAGTCAGAAAAGCAGAAAGCTGGTCTCGCGTTAAATTCAGTCTGCTGGAAACGGGTGCGATTGCCATCAGTAAGCCAATGCTTCGATCTGCGCTTCGAGACGGACATAAGAAACGTGAGCGTCACTATCGCCACGGAATCGCTGAATGCGCCAGTTCCTCATGTGGCCCTGCTGAAACCACGCCAAACGCTTGTTGCTGCCAATCGTGCCGACTGAGATAAAGCGCTGCTGGCTGTATGCCTTCCCGTCGAGGCTGTAACTGGTGCTGATCTGCGGGTTGGTGCCTATGGCCACGCTGCCGGTCAGACTGACAAGCTCTAGCTCGTTAAAAATAGCGCCATTGCCCTCGTTGTAGACGATGAGCGTGCCGAACTCCCAGCGCACCTGAGCGCCCCAATGGTGGCCGGTATCCTGCACCAGGTAGCCGACATTGCTGGATTGTGGGTCTCCGACCAGCCACTTGTCATAGGCCCAGACCATGTTGCGTGCGCGGTATTGAGCGAAGCCGACGATGGTGGTGGTCAGGGTGAACCATACCGGCTCGCCAAGCGCCTCGGATGCCGTTGCGTCATAGACCACGGTGCGGTCAGGCAGGTGGACGTATAGGTGCTGGTGATTCTTGTCGTTGCGTGCTTCTAGCTTGACTGTAGCCAGTTGAGCCTCGGTGTATTGCAGCAGCAGGTTGTCGATCTCCTGAGTGCTGGCCTTCTGGGTTACTGCTGATGCGCCGACGTATATGCCTGGCGCCTCGTTTCGACCACTGCCTAAAAATGCAATCGCCTGAATAAAAACACAGCAGGCTTGCGTTCCGACAACGCCCTTTTGAATCTGAGCGCCATCAATCCTTGCAAACGGGAAAAGCTCGCCACCCACGTTGTCGAATACCTCAATGGTGTTTCGGTTCAGGGCATAGATTTCGTTGCGCAGCTTCAGCAGGGCCACTACTGGGTCTGGATCGACTTCTGAACTGCCGTATTTCAACGGGTTTACAACCAGCGGGTCAGTCAGTTCGGTGACGATCAGAAACTCGCCGTCCGTGGTCATGAAATAACCGTCCACCCATACCACATCGAGCACCACGCCCAGATCGGGGTCGGTGACTTGGGTAAGTGCGCCGTTCCAGTAATACAGCCGGCCACCGGAGGCAATGGCCAGGCGGTCAAAGCTGTAGTCAAACGTCACTAGATTGGTTATGGGGCCACCCACATCGCCCAGGGTGGTCACTGTGCCATCGCTGGCCACAGTGACAAGGCTGGTTCCCATGACTCTGTAGCAGACGCCTTGCCAGTTGATGCCTCCCCGGTCGATGCCTGGGCCTGTGCCGTTGGCTACAATGCCATCGCCCGGACGTAGGAAACCATAGCTGATACCGGACTTTTTCGGCACCGGCACCATGTTGATGGGGTAGCTGGTGCGAAGCTCCGGCGTGCTGTCAGCGTAAATGCCGTTGAGGATGGGGATTTGCATTTACTTCTTTGCCTTGTTTCTGGCTGATATTTTCCTAGCCTTCTCCTGCGCGTCAGCCTTGGACGATGCGCCCCATGCCCTTAAACTCAGCAGCAGCCGGGTTGGTTCGCCGCCTTTGTATTCAGGGCCGGCACTGCCGCCCATACGGGCCAAGAACGATGCCCTGCGCGGATTGTCACCGGACTTGACAGGTGGCTTCAGGTTCATGCCTTCGGCCTTGGCTGCAGCGCGTCCTTTGGCGTTTAAACCGCCCTTTGGGTTCTGGCCTTCTTTTCTGGCAAAGGCTGGCGTTTTCATTACGCCACTACCGCACCACGTAATCCAACAACCCACCAGTCAGTGCCAGCAAATTGAAGCGTTACAGCATCACCAACAGCGTTGAATGTGATGGTGGTTGCACTGCCGAGGTTGGTCGGGGTCAAAATACCAGTATCACCACCTGCCGCCTCTGCGACATAAATAATGGTTTTGAGTTGCCCTTGTGCGCCATCTGCAAGGGTCAGGGCATTACCTGCTGCGGTTGAAGTGAAGGCAGTAACAAGGCCGGTGATATTGACAGCGCCGGGGCCACTCAATGCCTGACCCGTTGACGATGCGCCAGTGCCGCCATGATGAACCGGAAGGCCACCAGTTACGCCTGTAGCCAGCGGCAAGCCTGTGCAATTGGTAAGCGTTCCAGAGGTCGGCGTGCCAAGAAGCGGGGTCACAAGGGTTGGGCTAGTTGCAAATACATTTGCACCAGTTCCGGTTTCGTCCGTCAGGGCAGCCGCAAGATTCGCGCTCGATGGCGTTGCCAGAAAGGTTGCCACATTCGCAGCCAAACCTGAAACGCCAGTTGCAATCGGCAAGCCGGTGCAATTGGTCAATGTTCCAGAAGTCGGCACGCCGAGGATCGGAGTCACAAGCGTCGGGCTGGTGTTGAATACCAACAGGCCAGTGCCGGTCTCGTCGGTCATTGCCGCACGCAGATTGGCGCTTGATGGCGTTGCCAAGAAAGCCTGCATTCCAGCCGCATAAACCGTTTCGGCGTTGATCTGATACCAAGAGTTTGTCGGCTGGTAGAAACGGATCGCCGTGGCACTTCCAGCAGCCAAGAAAGACACACCGCCAAAGATAGCCGATGCGCCATTGAGCGCAATGGTCAGTGAAGTAATCTCTTGGGTGGTAGTAATCAGCACCGAAGTGCCATCAGGCACGCCAGTGTTCAGCGGCAAGGTGATCGTGCCAGTCGCAAGCGTTCCGGCAGGCTGCAACAGCATCCACTGGTCGTTGCTTACGGGAGTCGGCACCGTGATATTGAATCCAGAGCCTGGAACGTAAAGATTCACCGCCAGCGTAGGCGATGCGAAGCTCTGCTGGAAAAACGTCAGCAAAGAGCCAATCGAAGTGCGTCGTGCATCGCCGTTGTTGGGCGAGTAGACGGGAAGCTGGTCACCACTTGAAATGGTGCTCAGGACTGGCAACTGGTTAATGGTGGGCATGGTGATCCTTATTAGAATTCGATAGGCCCATCAGGGCCAGCGTTGACAGGCAAATAGGGTGGCCGCACAAACGGGTTATCGGTGACTCTCCACGGCTTGTTGCCAGCGCCAGACGGGGTCGTGGACGGCAGTTGCTTCTCAAGCGGGAACGTGGCCCTCTGCAGCAAGATGTCGTAGCCCTGTTTCGCGGTGGTCTTGGTCTCGATCATCACTTGCTTGCCGTAGCTTGGGGCCAGCCTGATGCCAAGGCTGCAAATAATGGCCTCGTAAGCGGAATCAGGAACGAGCGTGTCTTCGTCGAGGTCGCTGTCCTGTGGGCTGGATGGCAAAGGATAGCCCAGGCGGATGCCTTTGGCGTTCCAGTCGGCCATCATTGCATCTAGCCGGCGCAGGGCAGAGTCAAGCTGTTCTGGCTGCAGATCAAACACATAAGATGCAAGGCCGATTTCCTCAAAAGCAGCGCTTATGAATTGTCGTTTTTTGTAAGACATTAACGCTCCCTCCATCTGCGGTTAATCACGCTGACATTAGATTGTGTGATGTTAAACATTTGCGCGATTTGGTGCTGTGTTAACTCACCATCGTTGAGTAGTCTGATTATGTGATCGCGCTGGTCGTCTGTCAGCTTAGACCTACCGTGTTTTTCTCCTCGAACAATTGCAGATTTATAATTTGCAGATTCTGCAAAAGATATAGCGTGCGCCTCGCCTTGGCTCTGTCTGCCTTTACGAACCTTGTCGGTCATGTTGTCTTGAGGAGTGCCAAGAAACAAATGCGATGGATTTACGCATGATGGGTTGTCGCA